CCTTTTCTACAACTTTCCCATCAATGATTTGTTGATTTGGTATGTCTGACTCAAAATTGAAATCGCCGTCTTCTTCTTCACCAGGGTATTCGGGACCTGAATCATCAGCTTCAAAAAGAGGTAAGCCTGCTTCAGCGCGACCTACGTTCAACGAATCAGTAATAGCACCCCCTGCCGCCGCTATTGAAGCAAAAAGCTCAACAGGCGCACCAGGACCATCGTCACTTGTTGCGTCAACATCCATAGGTCCAGCTGGTGCAGTTGCTTTCTTTATTACTCCTAAAAGATCAAATGATGGAAATGATGTAGAAATACCTGCAAAGGTCGCAGCAGCTGCAGGACTAACTGTTCCCAGTTGTTTAAATAAATTCCCCATTTCTTTTTTAAGTTCCTTGGTTGGAATCTTTATATCTCCTGCAGATAATGAAACACTCTCTTTAAGTTTATCAGTTAAAGGACCGAGTGATGCTTTCATTGATCCAATATTTGCTGACAAATCTAATTTTAAGTCGCCCATTTTTTCTTTCAATTCATCCTGCACAACATTAATTTTGTCTAAAGCAGCATTTAAACCAGGAGGTTTGGTTGGAAGTTTTCCCAGAAGACTTGCGGGATTTGGTATACTTGGCATAGCAGGAATAGAAGGAATAGAAGGAATTGATCCTCCTAAAATACTTGCGATTGCGGTTGCCATTTATCTTTCCTTTATGATCATGGATTCAAGTGGATGTTAGGTCCGCCAATAATCGTAATATCACCACCACTGCGTGGAACACTAGAATCGGTATAGAGACCACCGGAAGTATGATTCCATGTAGAGACACTATGTGTTTTTAAATAATCCGATGTTGTGATCTTCATATAACCTACCGAAGCAATACATACACTTTCAGCAACACCAAGACTATAATGCCCAATGACCATACGAGTGTCGTCGCCAGTTATAGTCTGATTTGAATTTCCAGCTACATTTTCTTTATAATTACCATTGATTGTGACCTTATGGTCTAATTTAATTGATTCTGCGCTATTTTTAGCGATAATACTGGTATTGTTACCCGAAAGACGCACAAACTGATCGCCATTTATCTGAGTTGATTTATTACCCAATACATCCGTTGCTTGATTATTAACAACCTTTGTGAGCATATCACCATGAACTGTTAGGTGGTAATCGCCTTCAACTTCTTGAATTAAATTACTTTTAAAATATTGACGAACATCACCCTGAACTGTTAAGTTACAATTTCCCTTAACATAAACATCTTTATCTGAAACTACAATTTCATAATCTTTATTTACAATTTTAGTCATACGAGACCCATCCGGTTGAATCTCATAAAAAGTTCCCGTTCTATGATATTGATGAATCCGTTCACACCCATCAGTATCATCCACCTCAAACGCATGCCCTGAAGATGTTTGCGTTACATGATTATCCGGATATGCAGAAACAGACGCTCCTCGATTTGGCGGTTCGTCCCAAACTAAAGGATTACGATCTTCCGCTTCTTCATCATAGCTGATTCCTGGTTTATCTGTTGCGGTTGTCAAATGATGCTTAGCAGCAATCGGGACATCTCTTACACGATTTCTTATTTTTTCTTCTGTTATCTTATCTTCAAGAAATCTATCATATGCAAGTTTCGGTGTTGATGGGTAATTAAATTCCTTAGGATATGTAGCGTCTGGGTCTGAAAATCCTTTATTGAAATCGGGGGCAATTGGTACTCCAGGAAATGATCCAATAATCATAGGTTGTTGAGCAAGAGATCCATCCATAAAGAACCCTATTACATTCGCTCCAGGGATCAATCCTGTTGCAGATGTACCAATACCACTAAATGAGGCAGAAGTTACTGGCATCATAACTTGCGCCCAAGGCAATTCGGTATAAGGTAGGACAGCAAGATCGTCAGTGTGCCACCCACGACAACGAACCCTGACCCGACCAATGTTCAGAGGATCATTGACATCTTCAACGACACCAAAAAACCAAACGAAATTTAATCCTACCCATTCTCCATCTTTAATCATCTAAAAGTCCCCAATAGTGTCTGGGTTTTTCAAATACGAAGCCTTAGATACGGTCATGTTTGTAAAATACAGTTTCCCAGTGAAACTATGGCGAACAGCAGAAACAAGATATTTACCGGAAGAAAATCTATCACGAAGTTCTTCTGTTAACTTTTTTTCACCCGAAGCAGAGATTTCCACTTCAATAACATCCCCAGCGTGTATATTTGAATCTCCCGCTACCAAAAGTTCAAGAGAATTTGTTTTTAGTTGACTACGAACCGCAGTATCATGAGCAACGAAATTCTGCCTGCGTCTAAATTCATTCCTTATTACATAATCCCTTTCCGTGCAATATGAATTATGATGGGACACAAAGTTTGAAACCAAATATTTTTCTAAAGAATTCTTGTCGCTAAACTCTTTAGAAATATTTTGCGGAATAAATGGATGTGTTGTTCTATCTTTCTTTTCCCAATTCTTAGGATAATATTCATTAGCGTGTGAATACGAGTTTTCGAACATGGCTTGTGATACGGGATCGAAGTATTTTACATTTACCCCATACTGACCCTCAGTAATTCCATCCAATATATCAAAAGTAGTCGACTCCTCCATCTTCAATATTCTATTACCTTCCGCTTTATCGTCACCCTCGGCGTTTCCTGTCATATAAATAAATTTTCTCACGGGAGACCTGTTCAATAGGGAAGACAGAGTATGAAAATGATATCCACTATTAGTTTGCCAGAAGAAGAAGTTTGAATCAGAATTCTTTGATTCCGCTTCTCCAGCTATTTTTAAAATTGCAGCGATTGGAGGTTGACGAGCAAATGTAAACCTAGCCGAACCTACAGTTTCATCATAACTATTCAACCCAACACCAAAGCTATCATTTAAAATACTATTTACAATTTCAGCACAAGTCATTCCCCTATATGTGCTATCGATTTGTTTGTATGAAGAAGTTATTTGATCTTGTGTCACGCAAGCTATAACATATTTATTTACTCTATCGCGAATCCTTTTACGATCTAATATTTTATAAACACGCATTGGATGACGTTTTTCTATTTGCTCACCATATTTAATTTTATCAAATTTATGGAGCCCGTGTTTCATTTCTATCCAATCATGATAAGGAGACCCGTTTGTGATAGTTGCAGGAAAGCCTGTATCGTCTTCCCATGTATCAGAAAATCCAAATCGAACTAATTCACCGCCAACAATTGGCAGACTAGTTCTCAGGTCTAGTCCATCAGTGACTACCATATTCATTGAGGTCATTGGGCTGAAAATGCTTTCATAGTAATTGCATTCATCATAAATCTGCCGAAGGTCTTTAGTTACCAATCCGTTATTATTTGTGATTTCAAGTCGATTAGCAAGTACAGTTAATGGGGATTGTTCTTCTGCCATTATTCAAACAACACTCTATAGTTGTGCATGAGATCAGCCATAAACGCTTCGTCTAAAATTTTAATATTCCTTTTTGCTTCATTTAAATTGTCTTCATGAGTATATGCATCAATTTCTCGTCTTGAAGTTGATCCAAGGGAATCATAGGTTGACTTATCTACAGTAATATATCTTGCGGGAATAATTCTCCCTTCACCAAGGTCATTTATATATTCTGAAGATGGATATATAAGTTTTTCATAACGATTATGTGTCGCCTGTGCTTGCGCAACACTTCCGTATTTTTGCCGAAGATATTGTTCAAAATCACGAGTACTTAATACCCACTGAAAGTAAGGATCAACAATATTGTTATACATCAGAATGACCCAATCAACTCTACTGTCTCCATAATACTTTTCTGCTATTATATCTGGTCGTTCCCCATCTTTTACCGAATACTCATAATAAACTAAATTCGGATCACCCAAAATCTGTTTAATTATTAGACGTTTCGATATATCAGTTACTAACAGGCGCTTCGTTGAACGAAGAGCAGTTCCCGTACCAGTAGTCCTTGGTATTGGAGGACTGTATCCAATATTAGGAAAATTTACAAAATAATGTGCCATTAGACTTTCTTACCATTTAGTCGTGAATGTTCATATTCTTTGTCTATCCAATCCTGATCAAGCATATCCATTTCAGCAAAAGTCATAGTAATTTCGACTTCCGATGGCGCTGTGACATCCCAGGTCTCGTCTCTTGTATATGCCGGATATCCTTGCGGATGATAATTAACAGCAAATTGTTTCAAAATTAAAGGTTTCATTAAAAAAAGGAACTCGGGATTAGAAAATTGTATTTTAAACATTTCCGGATATGTCAAAAAGTCCCGACTCCCAATGGTACCATCGCCGCCGAAAATACCCTTAACATTCGGATGCATATGCTTTTTGAGCAAATAAATGATCTTCTTAATTTCGATAGACTCAGTGGCACTTCTAGGCGAGAGTTTATAAGAAAATTGAAATTCCCTAAAACTTACACCCTGAAACAATATAACACGATGAGGATTAGCTGCAACTCCATGAGCTGCTGCGACGCCTGCTTTTATTGAATCCGGCGCCATTTTAAGTCCGGTTGCTATTGCTTTGTTTGCAATTCCGCCAGCTACGTTCTGCGCGGCTTTTGCGGCTTTGACATAGGTATCTGACGAAAATACAGCATCGACTCCCGACCCAATTGTCGCCGCCATGTCGTTAAGTGCTGTCCCCTGTGCTAAAGAATCCATACCATTAGATAACATAGCCCCGGCTTTTTTGCCCATAGCTTTTATGGTAGTGTCCGATAACGCTGACACTCCGGATGCGATGGATTCACCCAATGGTCCCAAATCTGAATTTTGATATTCCGCACCATGACTAGTGGAAAGATTGGCAGGCATAGGAAGAATAATCGAATTTAACATTTCATCTTTAGAACCGCCATTCCCTCTTAAAGTGCCCAGCCCGCCGCCAGCTGGTGACCGTGTTCTTTTAAATATTCCAATTCTCATGAAATGCCCAAGTGATTCTACATCACGGGGGAATCTAAGCCTTCCCTGGTGCGCAATATCTGTATTAGAGCCGTTGCCTTCTAGCTTTGCTAACGGTGATGCCATATTCTTCCCTTACGACTGAATAAATAATGTTACCTGAAACTATTTATATAGAATACCATGGCCCTTAAAGGAAGATTTCAACCTCATTACCCAGAAAAATATCGCGGCAACCCAACGAATATTATCTATCGTTCGAGTTGGGAACTAAAAGCTATGAATTACTTTGACCGAAACAGTAATATTGTAGAATGGTCAAGCGAAGAGATAATAATACCATATAAATCTCCGATCGACGGTAAGTGGCATAGGTATTACCCAGACTTTTATATAAAAATCAATGACAGGGATGGTCATATTAGTTCAAAAATCATAGAGGTTAAACCCAAAAAACAATGTTCGCCGCCTATACCTAAAACTAAGATAACCAAGAAATATATATCCGAAGTGGCTACATGGGGAATAAATAGTAGTAAATGGGAGGCTGCAAAGGAATACTGTGCAGACAGAAGTTGGGATTTCTTAATAATCACAGAAAAAGAATTGGGAATATAACTTGGTAGCATATCGTTTCGAACAAATACTAAAACGGGGAGCAGTAGAAGCTCCAGATAGAGAAATCTCTGCTAGAGCTTGGTATAGGAATGCTGCTAGAAGAACAACAGCAAATCCAGATACATTGATCAGAAGCGAAATATCTCGATTACAGAGGAAACCAGAATTAGGGAAACTTTATATTTTCAAATACGACCCGAAGTATAGAGAGACCCTTCCATATTATGACAGATTCCCATTAGTTATTCCGTTTGATACATCACGAAAATCAGGAAATGTTATAGGTGATAATTTCACGGGAATCAATCTACATTATCTCCCACTACGACTTCGCGCTAGACTATTTGATGCATTATATATGACGGCAACAAATGAAGAGGACAACCGATTTAATATCAATTATCAGATTCTTAAGAATGCCTATAAATATAGATTCTTCAAACCTTGTATTAAGAATTACTTATTAAGACAAGTAAAAAGTAGATTTTTTGTTATAGAACCAGATGAATGGGATATTGCATTGTTCCTTCCTTTAGACCGTTTCGTTAAAGCAACAAGAGCAAGAGTTCATAGAGAAAGTATAGAAAAGGTATCAATATAATGGCAAAAATGAAAGCATTCAATCTGAATGAATTCACATCAGAGCTCGGAAAAAGAGGAGCAGCAAAATCTCATAATTTTGCTGTTTCAATAACACCTCCAGAATCGCTCAAGAACATAGGGTTTAAAGAAGGTGCGCCATGGTTGCCACTTCGTATCGAAAGTGTGAACCTTCCTTCCCGTAGTCTTATGACTCTTGAACAAAGATACCATGGTCCAGTACGTTATATTCCATATTCCGTGATCTACACTCCTGTAACACTGACTATCATTCTTAGTGATAATATGGTAGAACGTGAATTCTTTATGGCATGGCAAGATTTAGCAATGTCTGTACCAGATGGAAAAAAGACCCAGAGGAACAACTTCGACGGTGGTGTGCTGTGGGCAGACAAGGGCGATTTCGATGCTTCGTATTATGATAACATTATTGGAACAACCAATATATATCAATTCCCAGAAAACCCAGCACTGCAAGGACGAGGTGGCGGCAGTGCAGGTCTTCTTAGTACAATTTCAGGGGTTGCATCTGCAGTTGGATTCGACCCAAGTATAATCAGTCGACCTTTAGGATTTGATATTGGTGCTATGTTTGGAGGAAGCTCAGTTCCTGACATAAAAGCAACTGGGGAAATTAAACTTAGGGAATGCTATCCTCGTACCGTGAATGAAGTTTCTATGAATTGGGGATCCGATGAAATTGCAAAACTACAAGTTGAAATGATCTATTTTGATTTTCTAGAAAGGTTCAATACCGAAGACCCACCCGGACCACCAGATATGGGAATTGCTGGCATGGCTCGAAAAGGGATGAACATGATTAATAAATTCAAACCTCTGGTTGGTGGAATTGCGAGAGGTGGACTTGGCAGTCTAGCGGCAGGAGCTACAGGATCCGCTG